CGGTAGCCCTGCCAAGCATCGGTGATCACCGTGGCCCCAGGCTCGATGTTCGCCGACACGAAGGCCAGCAGCGACTCTGCCGATGCATCCGCCACGGGCGCCATACGGCTGCGACCGAACCCCTTGTGAACAGGAGAGAGATAAATGAACAGGTATCCATGAGATAAATACCGGGAAACAGCGAAAAATAGGGGGGGGTAACGGGACGGCCGCACAACTATGTTGCGCAGGGCAAAACTAAAAGAGGTCGCTTTGACGGCGCTTTATTTCGGCGGCGCGGGAGGCCTGGACGATCTGGCGGATACGCATCTCGGTGAGGTCATACTGACGGGCCAGCACAGCATAGTTGGAGCCGTCGAAACAGTCGAAAATCTCGCGGTCGCGTTTCGACCCTAGGTATTTCTCAGCCTTGGGAATATAGGGCGCAGAGCCGCCGAATTCCTTGCGAATTCGCTCGGCGAGAAGCATGGCAAGGTCGGCAGCGCGATCCTGGGGTAGCTGATTGCTCACCATAAAATCGTAGGAGGTCTGGGCAATGACCGTCAAAACCTCCGGGTAGTCGTCGTCGATGGTCAGCATGTCCGCTCCACACGATCCTGCCACTGCTTCAAGTGCTCGATGATCCTGGACGCCTGGGCGCCGGTAAGCCATTGCAGCGCCTCCACCCCGGTCATCCGCTTAACGAAAGCCGCCAGCGCCGATTCGGATGGATCACGAACCTTGCCGACCTGGTGGAGCACCAGCCACAGCGCCCGAATCTTCTTCGACTGCTGATCGTTGGCCAGCGGGCGCGACTGCTGGGCCTTCTTTGCGGGCTTCACGTGGAAGCCGCAGCGCTTGAAGTGTGAAACGATTGCGTCCAGTTCCTCCGGCGTGCAGTCTGCACTGGAGGTCTTGCCGCCGGCCTGGGCCTGGATGATGGCGCGGTAGGCGTCGTCATCCAGCGCCAAATCGCGGCGGGCGACGTGGATCAGGCGGATCAGGCTGGCGCGGTCGGCCATGGTTAGACCTCGCGCCATTCAAGCTCGCCGTTCTTGGCACTCAGGCGTTCCAGCGTCCCACCAGCCGCGTCTACGAGCTTGAAATTGAGGCGGCCACGCGCTGCCAAGGCCAGCGCCAGACAATGCGCCTTAACCTCCTCATACTTGGCCGTGGAAAAACGGCCTGCGTTGCACCAACTGCCGGCCGCGTTGATCTTGAGATCGACTTCAGTGAAATCGGGATCGAAGTCCATGGTTACACCGACGCCAGATCGAGCGGGATGTTGCGGTACTGGTCGCTGTCGCCGATGCGCTGGTACACGCGGATATAGATAGCGGTCCCGGTGCTCTGGATGCTGTCCGCGATCGCCTGCATGGCTCGTTTCCACTCGGGGTCATCAATCTCCAGTCGCATCAATTCCAGGACGGCTGCCGTCTTGATCTGGCCCTTGCTGTCGGTACGGAATGCCCGGTCTACCAGGGCGCGGATATTCACGTCGGCCCCCTCGCTCCAGCGGGTAATGCAGGAGTTGATCAACTCCTTTGCCACCTCGATTTCCTCGGTAAACGCGATGCGCTCCGCCATGTGGCGCTGCACGCGATACTGGCCGTCGTAGCTGGTGATGGTGACGTTGCCCTTGCTGCCGCCGATCTGCACCTCGTAGCGCTCTCCGGCGATGCGGATCAGGTCGATGATGTCGCTCAGGGCGCGGGTTTTGAATGCCACCAACTGGGCGTGCAAGGCGATGGCGGACTCAGCCAGGTCCCGGGCGACACGGTCGCGCAGCATGTCGTGTTCTCGCACCTGGGCAATGGGGACCAAATGGCCGGCGGCGTTGGCCATGTAGCCGTCCGGGATGGTGGTAGTGGTCTGGGTGGTCATGGTCGATCTCCTGGTTGAATGGTCTTGATGCTGGCAAGCGTCTCGCGCAGGCTCTGGAGCCCTGCGCGGGTACCGTCTCGCGTCTGGGATGTGTTTGGGGTACGGGTCGGCGCCGGCGCCGGCGCTACCGCGCCAACAGGGGTCTCGCCGCGGCCGCTGGCCAGGCGATCGCGTTCGGCCTGGGCGTCGGCCTTGGCCGTCATGTTGGCGAGGATTTCCAGCAGCAACCCGTGGCCCTTGAGCGGTCGCGTCAGATCCGGCTTGGCCTCAATGGCCTCGATGGCGGTCAGGTAGGCCGCTGCCGGCGCCGCCCACATGCGGCCGCCACGCTCGATGCGGGCGGTCTCCATCCAGCCGTTGATCTCGGACAGGATGGCCTCGACGCGAGACCAGCGCAGACGCTGGGAGGCCGGGGCATGAAGCGCGCAGTAGCGCAGCAGCGCCTTACGGGTGGCTGCGTCTCCAGGGCAGCGGGCCAACTCGCGGATTACGCCGCGGGCATCGTCCTGGCCGAGGGCCACTTCCAGGCCGTACTCAGCCAGGCAGGCGGGACAGGAGATGGTGGGGAGTCCGGCCACCTCAGCCCCCGATCCGATGCACGACACGGCCGGTGAAGATCAAGGCCGCAGTGCCGCGCCGCTGACCCGGCTTGAACTGGGTCTCGGTGCCGCCGATCTGCAGCCCCTTCATCCCGTCGTTCCAGGGCCGATGACCTTTAGCGAAACGACTGGATGCGCCCTGGTTCCCCGTCAGCCTGCCCGATTTGGCACCGTCCAGGAATTCAGACGACTTGTGCAGGCCCAGCACACGCGCCTTGGCGTAGATGGTATTCACGTCGCGATCCAGTGCGCGGGCGATGTCCTCCGTCAGGCTGTCAGCGTAGTTCTTGCGCATAAACTCCAGTTCGGGAGGTGTCCAGGCGAGGGGGCTCATGGCCGATCCCCATCATATTCAGCGGCTGCGGGCTGGCTGGATACGGTAGAAACCATGTCCCCATCCGGCCCCTCCGGCAGGGGCGACCAGTGGGTGACACCTCTCAGCACCTCATCTCCGCCCGTCAGGACATCCGTGGTGTAGGTATCAATCCACTGCCCGGATTGATTGCGGTAGGCGCTGCGGATCAGGGTGTTGTCGTCGTCCCCCATCCCGTCGAGCCGCTGGTAAACCAGGACATCCTCCAGCGGCGCGGGGAGCGCGGTAGCGACCGGCACCCAGAACATGATGGGGCGGAAGACCTCGCTACACGAGGGGACAGCGTTGGATAAATCGCTCATTTCATCTCCTAGAGGTCGTACGGGCTGAGGGATTTTGTTCGGCAGGTGCCACAAAGGCGGTTATGCGGCCCCTCCGACGGAAACAACTTGTTGCAGCACAGGCAGGGCCGCGTGGTTCTGATCTGAGAGAACTCCGGTGGCGGCTCGCGGCGCGTATACGGCTGAATCGTGATGTCCTCTCCTGCCGCGGCCAGTATTTTGAGACGGGCCTGAATGCTGCAACGGGCCCTTCCCAGCGCCAGCATGATCTGCTGATGGGTGTATCCCTGGCGCCTGAGATCAACGAGGCACGCATCCTCCTCGGGCGTGAACCGACGAACCTCTCTACTCATGACACCACCTCCGCACCATGCGCCAGCGCGCCAGCCGCCATCTGCTGCCACTGCTCGACGGGGCAGCGATACATGCCGTCAGGCATCTCCGTGGCGATGGTGTAAATGGCGTAGTACACGATGCCGTCCACGACATCGTGGACATTGGCTTCCTTGTTCCCTTTGCGGAGCGTCAGGCCACAAACGGGGGTCAATAGATCGCTCATTTCCGATCCCCCATGAGACGCCGCCGGGTAGCCGGCGAACCGGCCTCAGCAACGTGGATACGCGCCACGTTGGCCTGGTTGGTGGCGATCTGCTGCTGCAGCCGGTCGTATTCATCGATCCGGCCGAGGCCGGCCAGCGTCAGGAGGGCGATGATGGCCATGAGCAGCCAGTCGCGTGGGTTGGGCATGATGGGTGGGCGCATGGTCAACCCCCCATGCCGAGGAAATCATCGTTGTCGCGGAACTCGGTTTGCGGGCCATCGCTCGGCCAGACCGGGTAACGCGGGTGGCTCGCCATCCACCACACGCGCAGCAGATAGGCGACCGGCAACATTACCAGGAGCGCGCCGACAATCATGACGGCATGGATCAGCATGGCCGTTGCCCTCCCATCACGATCTCGATCCACTGCACGCGGCAGCCCATGCGCTGGGTCTGCCAGGTCAACAGGCGGAAGACGGAGAACCCCTCGGCCCTGTAGATGCCCGCGCCCTCACGTTTGAGGCGGGCACAACCGACGCGGTGCTCGATCCAGACCAGGGGCATGATGCCGTCACGCACCTCGATATGAGTGGGACGGTAGCCGTCCGTGCGCAGCTGCTGCACGCAGGCGCGGGCGGTGGCGATACCCTGTTCCAGGGCGGATAGCACGGGCTCGGGCCGGCGGGGCGCCGGCGCTCCACGGGCGGCATTGGATGATGGGTTTCTCATGGTCGGCCCCCTCACAGTTTGGCGATGATCGCAGCGTCGACCAGGGGCGCGCCCAGGTCGGCGGCCTTGTTCATGGCGCGGGTGATTTCGACGTTGACGTGCAGCGGGTAAAGCAGGGACACCAGGCCATTGCCCACCTGGCGGCGCAGCTTGGTGCGCAGGGCATCGCAGGCATCCGGCGCCAGGATGTCAGCCATGGGCTTGTTGATGCGCTGGAACTTCATCGCCAGGTAGGCCTCCAGCTCGCGGCCCAGGGGTTCCAGGGTGGCGATCTCCAGGCGGTTGATCAGCTCGCGCGCCTCATGCTTGTAGTTGTCCAGCTTGCTCTGCAACTCGGGCTGGCCCACCAGGATGATGCCGAGCAGGTGGCGGTGGCCTTCAACGATTTCCCAGAATCTTTTGAGCAGCTTCAGTGTGTGGATAGAGAGGTCATGCGCCTCCTCGATCACCAGCACATGGCGCTTGCCGGCCTTGTGGCTGTCGCGCAGCAGGGACTGGGCCTGGCGTTCCTTGCCCTCCGCCGTGCGGCGGATTTTCGCGTCCGGCATCAGGTCGTAGATGATGGCCTCGGTGATCATGGAAGCGGTCAGGCGCGTCTTGTCGATGATCGTGGGCTGGATGACGACGATCTGCTGGTCGCTGTCGGCCTGGATGCTTTCGATCACGTCGCGCATCAGCACGGTCTTTCCGGCGCCGGATTCCCCCACGCCGGCAAACAGGTTGCCGTTGCGGGCGGCCCACAGCATGGCCTCGCGCATCTCGCGGTAATTGATCGGCAGGAACACGTCGTCGCTGGACAGCACATCATTCTGGAAGGGGTCGCGGAACAGGCCGAAGTGCTTGTGGGTAGAGGGGTGGATCATTTCGCGGATCTCCGAATCGGGGACTTCAGGGTGGTGGGAGTGATTGCGCGGGCCGTAGCTGGCGCCGCCGGTGCGGTAGTGCTGTGGCTGGCCGTGGGGGCGGTCGTGGTCTTCTCGCTCCCAAATCGTGGCGATTTCTTCCTCGCCGACCTGGCGCTCGCGCAACATCGTCTCGGTGACGCGGCGGATATCTGCCTCGGTGGTGGTCACCGGCCAGACGCCACGGTTCAGCAGGACATTGATAGCGACCCGAGACAACAGCTTCCCGCTGGGCTGGCGGATGCACTCGGCCAGTTCTTCCTGGCTGATGCCGTGTTCGCGCAGCACCGTCTTCAGGCGGATGGCGAGGTGAGGGGCATTGCGGGTGTTGGACATCACACCACCTTCCAGCCCTTGAGCGTCATGTTATAGACAGGGTCCAGTCCGGCCGGGTCGTGGGCGTAAATCTGGATTTCCAACGGGCGTTCAGCGTCCCAAAATACGCTCTCCACTTCCAGGAACTCGCCGCCCGGCTGCGGCGCCACCATCATTCCGGAACAGGGAACGAACGGAACGAGCTGCTCGTAGCAAATTTCTACTTCCGTGTTGTTGGCCCCCAGGACCATGGTCTTGAAAATGCCTTTCATGATTAAATCTCCAAGTCGTGGTAGTAACCGCCCGGAACCGCGCGCCAACGCGGCGCCGGGCACCTATCAGCTCACCAGGGCCAGACGCGGCCTGCTGAGCGATTCCTCGACCGAGCCGAGCAGCGCATCCGCCACCGTCTCCAGGTCGCATTCCTGGCACCCATCCGGGTGCATTGCCACCAACCGCGCGTAGTAGTCGCGGGACCAATCCAGGCCGCGCCCGGTGGCGATCTCCTTCACCCGCTGCACCATGTCCACCCGATCCAGCGGCTTCAGTTCCACCCGCAGGTTGTGGCCGGCCGCCAGCGGCGTGCCGCGCTTGGGCAGCCAGTCCGGCAGGTTCGCCTCCTCGGCTTCCTTGAATGGGTTGATGCGCTCGTCGCCAGACGAGTCCGGGAAAAACACCGTGTCCTTGCGGGTCATGGCCTTTTCCGCCGCCTCGACGCTGGTTTCGCCGGTGGCCACCTGGGCGATGCGCTTGCGGTTGGCATCCAGGCGCGTGTCCTTCAGGCCCTTGAACTCGCCGTAGGGAACCGCGGTGCTGGCGTAGCCGAAGGCGTCCTTGGTCACCTCGCCCAGCTCCAGGTGCACCTCATGGCCCTCCAGGTCCTCCACCACCGCCATGGCCGTGTTCGCCATGAACGGGTGCCAGTGCACCAGCAGCTTCGCCTTGGGCTCGGCGCCGGGTACGTGGCGCACATCCCAGGTCTTTCCCTGGAAGCTCACCGTCAGGTCGCCGCTGATCGAGCGCGACTCCGGCTCGCGGGTGGCCAGGGTCAGCAACGCCGCCTCGCCGGCCGTGATGCGCAGCTGCTCGGCGGTGATCCGGCTCCATGACGCGAACCGGGTTTCACCGTGGCGGCTGTGCTTCTTGGTCGCGTTGAAATGGATCTGATAGGTATCCGCCATGGTGTTCAGCGCCTCGATGCTGGTCACCCGAGAACGCTGGAACTTAAGGCCGGACTCGAACGTGGTTTCCACCAGGTTCTGGCCTTGTTCGACTTGCCCCTTCGCCCGGGGCGAATGCGGCTTGTTCACCTGCAGATGGATATCCAGCCGCTTGCAGAAGCGCTTCACCAGGGCGGCAGCGGTGGCGCCGGGGTCGCTCATGATATCCAGCGGCGCACCGTGGAACGGATCCGTGGCCGGACGCGGCCGCGCCATACACCAGGCCAGGAATCGCACCGTGTTCTCGCCGCTCTCGCTGTGCGGGTAGTAGTGCCAACGCACCACCCCGCTGGCGTGATCGGTCAACACGTAGCGAATCACCCGGAAGTCCTCGATCGCCTTCACGTTCTCCGGCTTGTTCTTGTAGATCTCCGCGTCGCGGACATCGACGATGGCGCTGCCGCCGGTAGGCAGGTAAAACACCACGCACACCGAGGCGTCCACCTGCCACAGCGCGTTCGGGTGTTTCGTGCTCATCCGGATATGCGCCTTGGGCCGCCGCAGTTGCTCCAGGTGCAGGCCGTAGGCGCGCAGCGCATTGGCGATGGCCGAGTCGGACAACGGGATCACCTCGCCGGTGGCCAGGTCTATCCGTCGGGCGCGAATCGCCCCGTTGGCGCGCAGGATATCCACCGTCTGGGTCAGCGTGGCGCGCTGCTTGCCGGTACCGGACAGGGAGGCCATCAGATAGGCCGACAGCGTTTCCGCCTCATCCCGGCCCAGACACAGCGCGCCCGCATCGGAGCGGCGCTTGCGATTACGCACCACGTGCGGGTCCATCCAGCGGTAGAACGTGGTGGCCTTGATGCCACCCAACTCCGCGCAAGCCGCCGCGATGATCGGACCGACCTCGCCCTTGGGGAGGCCATGCAGGCGCTCGGCGTAGCGGGCCACGATGGCAATCTGCTGGGGCGTGGGCATGATGGATTTACGCGTGGCCCGCATGGTCGCCACCGGCCTTCGCCGCCATCTCCGCATTTACGGCCGCCCAGATATCGTCGTCCGAATCCGTGTCCTGCTTGGGGGACTCATTGACGTCCAGGTCCAGGTCAGCGGCCACGTCGCGCACCGCCAGGATGATCCGCCCCATGGCCGCGCCGATCTGCTGCCGCGCCGACCGGGACAGGTCGTGAGTGGAGCCCTCGCCCATCACGTCCAGCACCGCCTTGCGTTGGCTGGCCAGGATGCTGGCGACGATGGCACGCGTCTGCTGGTCCAGGGCACCCAGCGCTGCGTCCAGGTCGTAGACCGGCGCCGGCTTGGCCGAGAGTTCCGCGTCCAGGTCGTTGATCTTCTTATCCTTGGCCTCAAGCTGGCGATCCTTCACTTCCAGCTTGTCGGCCTGCTCGCGGAGACGGGCGCGCAGCTCACGCGTAGTCATGCAGTCGATTTCATCGAGCTTCATGCCCTTGACGCTGCCGCCCTCGGCCAGGGCTTCCAGGGCCGATTCGGGCTCCAGCATCAGTTCGTACAACTTGGTTTTACCCAAATGCGCGAGCGCCCGCGCTTTTGACGCCAGCGCCGGCGACATGAACTTGGCGCTGGCCTGCATCATGATTTGCGCCGATCGGATGCTGACCCCAAGCCGCTCCTCCACGATCTCGGTGAAGTCGCCGTGGGGCTCATGCTCCTTCATCAGAATCAGCCGCTTGCCGATCTCCAGCATGGCCTCGGCGGACTGCGCCATCAGGAAGCGGGTCTCGTTGACCAGGCGGTCGCGGTCGTAGGGAAGGCCGTCGCCGTAGGTGGCGTCGATCTCCACCAGGTGGCCTGAAAGCAGGGTAGCCGCGGCGGCGTCCTGGGCCACCACATCGGTGTTCACTTCCGGCTGTTCAAGGGTGACGGGGGTTCTCGGGGTACGGCCCATGATTCAATCCTCAGTTGGGTTTGCGGGTGTAGCGCTGGTCGATCTCATCCACCTTGCGGCGGGCACGGTTCAGGTTCTCGGTGAAAGCCAGGGCGATCTGCACCACCTTCGGGCCCAGGCGCCAGCGGCCCGTCTCCAGGATCGGTTCCGCCAGCCCCATCTTCTGCAACACCCGCAAGTCGCTGGTGATGCGGGAGCGGCTGGCCTTCACCGCGTCGGCGATCTCGGACGGCGCCAGGCCAGTGATTTCCTGCCCGGCCAGGGTCAGTAGCACCGCATAGCCGCGCTCCTGGCTGGCGTTGTCGTAGGTCCTCTCAGTCATGGGCAAGCTCCAGTTCCGGCTGGCGGGCCATGGCCACGTTCTCGCGGTGCCAGGCCAGGGCTTCCATGCTGGTGCTGATCTCCGCGCCCACCTGGTCGGCATCCAACTTTCCGGCCGCGAAGCCGAGCAAGGCGCCAACCGCCGAGTTCAACGTGGCCTGGAGGGCGTGCACATCGTCGGAATCGATCAGGCGGCCATGCGGCATATCGATCAGCAGCTGCCCGGCCGAATGCGCCAGGTAACGGGTGATGAAATTGGCATGGCAAGCGTGCTGGAACGCCGCAATCTTCTTGGCCGGGATCGAGCCGTCGCGCAGCCAGCCGTAAACCGTCCAGTGCGACTCCTCACTGGCCAGTTCGGCCACGCGCTCGACGGACAGGTTATGTACCTCGCGGGCGTATTTGATGCAGCCTTCGATGGCTTCGCGCATCGAGCGCGGATTGAAGGCCTTCCAATTCCTTTTAGTCATTGCGACCCCTAACGAAAGGTATATGCCAAACAAATGCCGGGTTTGCAGGGTGGAAATCCGGTTGTGCTGAGTAGAATTCAGGGCGGGACATGAACGGAGCGGAGGAAGCCATGGGAACCAGCTCGGAACGAATCGACGCCTTGCCTGAAAACGCCATCCTTACGGGTGGCAATCCTGGGGATTTCCCGCCCTGGACGGATGCTCAGCGGGATGCCCAGATCGAGGCGCTGCGCTACGCATTTCTGCGCCTGGCATCGGCGCTGCACCGGAACGGCACCCTGGACAGCGCCGTCCTGCAACCTGATCTTGATGAGGCTGAGGTATGGTTTGAGGGTGAAGCGGACACCCGGGCGGCAGTGCGCTATCTGGCTGAGACCCTGGCCTATATGCGGCTGAAACAAGGGCCCGCACCGAAGCGTCGCGCAAGAACATCAAGCCGGGGATAAGGCGGTGTTCCAGAAACGCCCGATCCGCGCAGGGCAGCGGCTGCAGGCTCACCAGGCCGGACTGCACCAGGGGCAGCAGCGCCTGGCGCGCGGCCTCGTCCAGGTCGTACAGATACTGGAAGGGGAAGGCGGGCTTGGCCGGCGGCTCTTTCGGCTGCGCATCCAGCGGAATCGCCCAGGTGGCGCGGTGCGGCCCATGGTGGAGAACGTGGGTATGGTCCTCGATGAGCAGCGCCGCCCCATTGGGCGCCAGGTTACAACGGACGGTTTCGCCCGGCATGAACGTGTCGGGGACAAACCAGGTCTGCCCTTCCAGGCGGAACGTCAGATCACTGTGGATACGGCGGATGGCCGTGATGAACTTTTCGCTGGTGCGCAGGGATGCCATGAGAAAGTCGGCGATGGGTCGTGCTTCTTCGGGGGTGAGGGATTCGTTCATGGTTCAGGCTCCAATGGCGAAACAGCGGGCGGCGTCGAGGCCGTATTGCTCCCAGACTTCCAGCATGGCGAATTGGTACGCCACGCTCAGGTCGGGAAATTCGAGGCCGGTTTGTTGGCGAAGGGTTTGCATGGCGGGCTCAGGCGGCAGAATTGAAAGGGGGGTGTGATGGACACGGATCGAAGCGAACCGAGCCTTTCCAGTGAGGCGGTACAAGCAGCACTAGAGCTGCTGCTGAGCTACCTGGTGCAGCAGGTACGCCAAGTGGATGGCATGCCGGCGCCGCCCCTGCTGGATCGGGATGACTTTCTTGAATACGTGGCGTTGGCGCGTGAGGCGAAGGCTGCGCGGTGGTCGCCTGAACAGGCGCAGGGGCTTGATTGGCTGGACGACCGTTTGCGCTGGTTTGGCGCTGGGCGTCCTGGATGATCTGGCGGATGCACCATTCGGAGAGATTGAAATGACGGGCAAGCGCGTGATAGTTGATGCCGTCGAACGCCGCCACGATGGCCGCATTGCGTTTGGTGGTGGTCTCGGCGCAGGGGAAGTAGTGCATTTGCTTGCCGAATTCCTGGGCGATCTGCCGGGCAATGGACGTGCCAGCGAGTTCGGCGATGCGTGCGAGTAGGTCGGTCATGGCGGGCTCAGGCGGCGCGTTGCGGGAGCAGGCCCAGGCGGCGGGCGCTGCGGCGGTGGTAGGTGATGCTGTTGGGCGTGCGGTCGACCTCGAAGGCGATGGCGGAACGGTTCAGGCCCGCTTCCGTGCGCTCCGCCACGGTGCAAGTCACCGGGCGCAGGGTGTGAAGCGCGGCGGCTTCCCGTTCGATGCGGGCGCGCAGTTCGACTTCCAGGGCGTTGAACGCCTGGATGAAGGCGATCTTCCAGGCCAGGGCTTGGGTGCCGGTGAAGCCCATCGCCAGAAGGGCGAAACCGTCGTGGCTGAGGCGGTATTCGACGCGGGGTTTTTTCTGCGCGTCGAGGTATTCAGCCGGCCCAAAATTGGGCTGGCTAAAAGCCGGGTCGGGGATGTCGGAGAGCAGTTGCTCGATGGCCCGCAGGACGTGGGTATGCCGCTTTCCGAAGCGTTCGGCGACGGCGCGCGAGGTAGTAAACGGCTGGTCGTGGTCCAGGAACAGGGCTTCACGGGCGGCCAGCGGCGTGGGGAGGTTCAGGGCGAGTTGCATGGTGGCTCCTCAGTCGGTAATCACATCAAGTTCAAACGCCGACAGGTACTTGATGCCGCTTCGGTACTGAATCTTGAGCATGCAGTGGGCGAGATCGGGCATGTGCACGGCGATTACCGTACCTACCGCCGGCTTGCCACGAGAAAAGGCGTGGCATTCGGTGCCTTCGGCGGCGCGGACCTTTTTGCCCACCAGGTCGGCGCTTGCGCGGGCGTAGGCGAGCTGAGACATGGTGCGGGGGTCGGGACGGAAGTGTGTGGTGGCCATGGCGGTTCCTTAGGCGGCGATCTGATAGTCAGGCGCCAGCTTCAGGCCCAGCTTCACGGCGATCTCGTGGGCCTTGCCGAAGTGGCCCTTGTACTGGCCGTTGAGGACCATGTAGACGTAGCGGCGGGAATAGCCGTTGGCATCCGACCATTGGCCGACCGGCATGCCGGCAGAGAGGAAATTCCGCTTCACCTGGTCGGGGGTGAGCGGCTTGGAATGCGGTAACTGATAAGGGACGTTCATGGCGGCTCCTGTGCGGCGGTAAACGCAGGTAATCATGCGGTAGACAAATCATAGGTGCAGATTTCGGCACCGTCAAGAAAAAAGGTGCATTAATCGTCATGATCGGTGAGCGGATCAAAGAAGAGCGTGAGCGACTGGGAATGACTCAGCCCGAATTCGCAGCGGCAGCGGGCGCCGCGAAGCGCACCCTCATTGAGTGGGAGAAGGGCAGCACATCGCCGACAGCGGTGCAGCTATCTGCACTGGTCGTTGCCGGTGCCGACGCGCTCTACATCCTCACCGGCCAGCGTGGCGCACCCGCCGTGCCTCTCGCCCCCGACGAGGCCGCCCTGCTCGACAACTACCGGAATTCCCCGCCCGCCGGCCGTGACGCCCTCAAGGCGACAAGCGCTGCGCTGGCGCAATCGTGTTCAACCACCAAACGGAGGGCAGGATGATCGAGTACACCGGGATTGATTGGATCGACGCGCGTGGGGCCACGCTGGCCAAGATGGCGGAGTCAGGCCATCGTCTATGGGTGGTGGAGGATCTGCCGCCACCGGGTGACTGGAATGGCGAGGTGTGGGAGGCCACCGCGACACCACGCGACACGCCCTATCACCTGATGGGACAGTGGGCGGAGCGCCGTATTTCCAGCCTGCCGCGCCCGTCTGGGCGGCGAGAGGCGGTATTCCTGGAAGCCTTGAATCGGCGCCTACCCGTTGCGCTGGTGGTGCATGACGCCGGCCAGTTGAAGGGTGCCGTGCTGGACAAGATGCGCCTGCTGGCGGAGGACGGCGCATTGGTGGTGTTGGTGGGTGATGTCTGCCAGATCGACCTGAGCACACGCCGATTTCCAGGGTTCTTCCAGCGCGCCACGTACTGTGTGCAGGTGGGCATCGTCTTCAAGTGACTGGCGCAGGCCTGCAGCGATTCAACCGATCAAGGCAACACCGGATTTCAACGGGTAAAATGTGACGATGGATACCTTGCCTGACCTCAACGCCTTCGATGGCGACCCGCCCGCCTTCGAGCTACTAGCGCAGCAGAACGGATTCCGCTTCTGGATGGCCACCGACCTGGCGCGGGCATTGGGCTATGAGACCACCGCCCCGCTGTTCAAGGCCCTGAACAAGGCCTTGGCGGTGTGCATGATGCTGGGCATCG